AGGTGTAGAGGTATATCCAGCTCCACCAGATGTAATTCCTACAGATTGAATAGGACCTCTAACAGATGCTGTGGCAGTTGCTCCACTTCCACCACCACCAACAATAGTAATAGATGGTTGAGAAGTATATCCTGTTCCACCATCATTAATTAAGACTCTAGAAACAACACCTTTAGTAATAATAGCAGTTGCTGCAGCACCAGAACCATTACCACCAGCAATAGACACTAGAGGGGAAGAAGTATATCCAGATCCACCAGCAGTTACAGTTATTTCACTAACAGAACCATTAACAACAACATCTGCAGTAGCACCACTTCCGTTACCACCTGATATTGTAATAACAGGAGGAAATGCAGCATCATATCCAAATCCTGAGTTATTAATTGTAACTCCAGTGATAGCACCGAAAGTCTTTGTAATAGGAGACTTGTAAGACCATACAGAAACACCGTTTACCCATGTTCCTATAGGACCAGGTGAAATAGCGTCCTTAGAGGAGATTGTAGAGGGTGCTAGAGGGAATCTATTTAACTTACGTTGGTTGCCTGGTAATAATGCAGAACCAGGAAAAGGACCAATTTCATAGTTAGGAATACCTGTAGATGCAACGTAAACGTAATTATCATTAAAGAATGAGTTTTGAACGTTTGTTGTATAAGGACCAATAGCATTTAAAATCTGTGCATTATCAGATTTACCTTTGTTTAGGTCAACAGATACAAGGATATTACCTTGAGGAATTACACTTGCAGGTTGTGGTAATTGGTATTGAAATACTGTATCACTATCTCTAGATGTAACTAAGAAAGATCCATTATAGATGATTGGGTTTGCACCGTAAATGGTAACAGAATCTCCAACTAACAATCCATGATTATTAGCACAAGTTACAGTTGCAGATCTATTATTAACACCACCAAATGTAATTGAACTAACAGAAATTAATTTTTTAACATTATACAACCAAGTTGTTAATTCTGATCCAGTACTACTACCACCTAACTTAGAAACTGTTAATTTATCACCAGGTAAGTAGTAAGAACCAGTATCAGTAAGTGTTGTTTGTTGAGCATCAACAATACCAACAATATTCATTACTACTTCTTGAGGAGTTCCTTTATTAATGAATACTGTAAAGTTTGAAGATACGATTGTCGCAGAATCCCAATCTTCAACAATACCATTTACAGAACGAGTACACTCAATAAACTGATTAAGAGATTTTTCTTTATATTGAACAAGTTCTGTAGCATCACTACTACTTCCAATTAAAAATTCACCGTTTCTTTCTGGCCAACCAATAGTAGAGTCAACTGTAATAATACTATCTTCAGTTCCAAGAGGTTCTGCAAGTTTTGTTTTATATGGAACTGTAAATGATCCATTGATAGTTTCTTCTGATAAAATTAATTCAAAAATTTCTACATCAGAAGTTTTAATTGAAATATAGTTTTCAACCAATGCACTCGCTGCTTGAACGTTAATATCAGCAATATCAGCCTCTTGTGTTAAAAGACCATCTCTAATATCATCAGGATTACCACTAACTAAAGTAGCACGGAGAATTGTATCAATAGACCATGTTGCAGCAGATGGTTTGATAATCTGATCTTTAGGATATGAAATACTTACTTGCTCACCATAAAGAAGTTTGAAAAGGTAACTAATACTAAAGGAAGTTCCTTTTGCACTGTAAAAATCTTTAATAGTTTTGATTGATGTTCTTACATCAATTTTATTGTAATCTAATTCTGGAACATCAGGTAAAAATTGTTCTTTATACTTGTCTAAAAGTCTCTTGACAAATAAAGAGTCTAAACATTTAACATCAGTATCTGAAGTTGCTGCTGATGCAGTAGTATTATTAGAAAATACAGCATTACCATCTTCAGTGTATTCTGTAATAGCACTTGCTGCTCTAGCACATCCGATAAACTTTGCTTTTTGATATCCTTGACCTGTTTGATTTACTTTGAATCCAGTTACTTCATTTAAACCAACTTCTGCAGAACATTTTGCTTCTGGAGGAGATTGAATAACGATTGTTGGTGGAGTAGCAGCACTATATCCAGTTCCAAAAGATGATACGTTAATATCAGTAATTTGACCATTGAATATTGAAGCGGTTGCAGTTGCACCAGTTCCTCCAATATAAACTCCTTGATCATTAGTTCTATTATCTACGATATAAACAGAAGGAACATCATCATATCCACTACCACCACTTAATAAATCGATTCCAACAACTCTACCATCAGAGTCAACTCTTGTACTAAGAACTTGAGCACCGACAGGATCAATAATTGCAATTCTAGGAACAGTTTCATATCCTTGACCTGGATTAGCAATAGTAACTCCAGTAACAACACCATCAGTCAAAACTGCTGTTAATGCTGCTCTAATACCATTAACACCAGTTGGTTCATCGATATAAACTGTAGGAACAGTAGTATATCCTTGTCCACCATTAGTGATAGGAATAGTTCCAGATACTTGTCCATTTACAATAGGACAGACACCTAGTGTAGCACCGCCAGGTTGCTTGAAAGTGATTCTAGGTGTAAATGTATATCCACTACCAGAACTAACAACTTCTATTGCAGAAACACTGCCATTAGTTACAGTTGCTTTAAGAGTTGCTGCTACAGAACCAGGTTTTGTTGGTGATTGAACTTGAACTACAGGAGGGTTAGTATCGCTGTATCCTTTACCACCTTCTAAAAGTGATAAAGTCTTAATACCATTTACAAGTGCAGTTACAGAAGCACCGCTACCTGCATCAGAGTTAATAGTGACTTTAGGAGGATATTCAAAACGATAATTACTACCATTTTCGTTTACAGAAACGCTAGTTAAAGTTCCATTATCGTCAACACGAGAGTACCCCAGAGCACCAGATCCAAATGAAGGAATAGGTGCTTCAATTGAGTATAGTGAGAGAAATCTTCCATTTAGAGGTGCTGTAAGAAAAATAAACTGATCTTTATCAATAAAGAAGTCTACTTTAGGAACTAATAGACGTTGATCGTAAATTGCTAAGACATATTCACCTACAACAGGTTCATAAGCAGAACCATTTCTTGTCATGGTAAACTGTCTCTTACCTTCACCGAAAGAACCAGATAAATTATCTATTGCAACAATTGGATTCTCAACAAAACCACTTTGATATGTAATATACGTTGAAGTTGAGTCATCTGCAGGAATTCTTGTCCTAGGAGCAGTAGTAAAGACAATAGCAGTGCCATCAACTGTATAATCAATACCAGGTGTTAATATTTTTCCGTAAAGAGAGACAATTAAGTGTTGTGCAGAAGGTGCTGCTACTGGACTATCCTGAGATGTTAAATTGAACAGGCTCGCATTGCCGTTATTCAATAGATCAACTAAATTGACATAATTTTCCAAACCGTCATGGACCATAGCAACTTTTACTTTCAAGGAAGTCG